GCTCTCTTACCAGGAGCATCATTGTCTGCAAGATACACACAATTGTACTTATTTACAAGCCATGCTGGAGGGAGAACACTCTCCCCCTGCATAGCAACAGCTTGTATACCAAATAATGATAAACATATTACATCCTTCATACTCTTAGTTATTACTAGGAGCTTAGGATTATCTAAATATTCCAAGCCTTGAATCCATCTACTATTAGAGATGAATCTATAGCTTTCTCTCTCAGGAAAGTAAGCCTTAACAGAGTTGTCAGCAAAGATGTACAAAAAGCACATCTCACTGTTTCTCACACAGTTGTTTTCAAAGTCTCCATTTTTGTTTTTAAGGTATAAATGGCTGCATGAGTGGATATTAAATCTCTGTAAGACCTCTAAGCTTATTCCATATTGTTTCCAGTATTCTATCTCCTTGTTAGAGAACTCTTTGAATTTGGCTTTAATTTCTACACTCTCTTTATTTTTTACCAATTCAAATTTACGCGTACTTTTCCTAGTTACACATTCATTGAGAGTGTCCTTCTTCATAGTCTTATAAATATCCAACAGTGCTCCTTGGTAATCAAGATGTTTGAGATGCATAACCATAGATATTGCATCACCACAAAACTCTCCTGGTCTATTATCATAATAGCGGAGAGTATTACCATAATATTGAAATGCACATGTTGGAGACTTATCTCTCCTCAAGGGACTTACAAAGTTACCTTTGACTACTGGAATACCATAAGCTTCAAATATAGCTTCCTGAGAAAAGGTCTTATATATGTAGTCCCTACTTAAATTAGAGACATACATTTATCTTAGAAAGGAAGTTCGCTATCAGCAGATACTGGAGCAGAAACAGGATTAGAGGTAAAGTCTGCATTAACCTCTGGCTTAGTGATGGCATCAGCAGGTGTTACTACAAGCTTATCACTGTTAGGAGCAGCAATATAACCTTTCTTAGCAAACTCCAGATAACCACTTCTACCATAGACAAGCTTAACATCAGCAGTCTTATCAGAACCTACTGCAGTTACAAAGTTCTTAGAGAACTCTGCATAAGTCTTACCCTCTACAGTAACATCACCAACTACTGCAGTTAGTACAGTCTTGGTATCTCTGATGAATCCCATCATTTCTAAGGCATTGGCTACCTCATCAGTCATCTCAACACCTTTCTGACCTTTGATACCATTAAACTCAAAGTTAAATGGACAAGCTCTACCTTGGGAATTACCAAGTTGCTTAGGTTCCCACATAATTTGCTTAATGTTGGTATCAACAATTCTAACACAAAGTACGGGATCACCAGAACCATCTTTTCTAAGAGGTTCAAAAATAGCTTCTACAGGAACATTAACATTGATACCTGGTTTTATTGAAGCAGCAGGGGCTTTTACACTATTAGTATTAAACATAAGATTTTGTTTTATTTAAAAATTAGAAATTAAGTGAATATTGATTATCAATTACAGTATCTACAGATACTTCTTGTGGAATCTCTACAGATTCCTCATCATCTTCTGGAGAGATAGGCATAAACTTGCAGTATGTACCTGTCTCATCTTTCTGGAATACCTCTAACTTAAAGGAAGTTCCAATAGAGATAAGATACTGATAGAGAGTAGGATTAGAGAAAGTTCTACTCTTATTCTCTCCTCTCTTGGTCTTCTTATAGAACTGACCATTAGGTGAGATGAGAAGCAGATAAATATCATTGCTCTTACCAAAAGTAAGCTCATTGTTCTGCATATCATTTAAAGAGAAGAATGTTTGAGAGAACTCAAGTCTATCATTCTTAGCACGAAGATCCCAGCTCTGTGTTTTCTTGGATCTTCTAGTTGTTGTTGCAATTACTTGAAACATAAGTTTGTTTTTTAATTTTACTTTTGATTATAAATTTTATCCCAATGGGTAATAAATTTTCCATCTACCAGCTCAGAGATAATAATCTCTTGGTCCTTGAGATGGACTGGCCTAGCACCACAGATAACATCATCTGTAGTCTTAAAGGACAGTATATTCTTGTTGTCTTCTCCTCTATAGAGCAATCCTATTGCATCTACATCAGCAGAGACCATACTCTTAATTTTGCCAGTGAGATCTAACTCCTTGGCAGATACTTCTTTGCCGTTCTTCTCTATGTTAGTGGTCTTTAAGTGACCAAGAAGAATTACCCTATCTGCACACTTATAAATAGCGTTAAGTAGGTTTGTCATGGCATCCCTCAGATATTTATATCCTGCACCATTAGGAAGATCTAGCACATTAAGTCCTGTAAAGCTTTTGCCCATCATTACATTCTAGTAAACACGCAACTGTTTACCACGTTCTCTTATGAACTGCTGCATATTACTATGCAGATTAGACTATATCACAATCTTGTATAACAAGATTTTCCCCTTTTCCATCACCATAAGCTTGTGATGTACTCTCTTTCGAGATAGTCGTTGAACTTTGTTTTAACTGATGATTATAAATTAATTCTACTTGTTTCAAAAATACATCTTTATGAAAAGCATGTTTCATTTGATTACATATTCTACAACAAGGTACAGAATTTTCTAATGTATAACCTTTTAAATTATCTATTCTATCAATTCCAAAAGCTTCTTGTTTTCCACAATAACTGCATTCTGATTTAATTATATTTATGAACTCTTCTTTAGTGAGCTCAAAAACTCTATTTAAAGTTTTTGCATTTCCTATATATCCATTAAATTTAGTATTATACTTTTTCAAGTATGGAGGATATTTTATTTCTGCAATTTCTTTTTGTAAATCATTAACACAATGTGTACAAGATTTTGGGTTATTTAACAAATGATCACCTCTTACCACTGTTTCAGAATTACATCTATTACAAATACCTATAAAATAGGAACGATGTTTTCTAATTTCATGTAAATCTATTACAGTAATAACACCAAATGTTTTTCCAAGATATTTTAATTGCTTCTCAGTTAAAACCTTAGCTTCTGATTGTCCTTCCATATACAAATATACGAAGGATGTCCCAGAAATTAAAGGAATTTGCTTATAATATCACTATTATAAGGCCCATGTTTGTCTAGGCGTATTTTTATACAATGTTAGTGCATAAGGTAGTGCTAAATCCTCCAACTTGGTTAGAGTATCTAGAGTGATATACTTATATGGCCTACCAGCAGCTATAATGCTCTTAATAAGGTCCATTAATTCTTGCACAGAGTTAATATTAACCTTTAGTGCATCATAATATTGAGTACCATTCTCCAAATCTATAATAAGATTATTCTCTAGTTCTGCAAGAAGACTTGTTTTGCCGGTCTTAGGCTTACTATAGATGATAAGCTTACCAGGATCTGTTAAGGTAGCTTTTGTTTTACTTGTTGGAAGTTCCATTTACTTATAATAATGAATCATAAATTACTTGCATATCCTCAGATTTTGCAGGTGGTAGTTCTGAGAAACTACCTGCTTTTGGGTTAGCTAAGAGGCCAACAGCAATATTATCTCTTCCCAATCTATTCTTAATTACCTTCAACATAATAAAGCTATCTTTAAGCTTATTTATATCATAACCCAAGCATGTAGGCATATCCATCTTAAAAGCTGACATAGTAGCAAGTACTACATCTGCATCTGCATATGGATTCCTAGAGCTCTTAAAGTCAGTAATTTGTGGAGATATATCTACACCTTTAAATTTGGCCCTGTCTATAGAGCTAAGACCATCATTAAATTGCGATATAAAGATACAGGAAACATTGAACATATTCCTAAGTTCTACCATATATTCTGATGCTTTATCTATAATTTCCTTATCTGAGAAGCCTCTCTCCTTTTGCAGGAGGAGCAGATGGTCTAGGATTATTATAGTATAAGCTTCAGGATTATTAGGTATAAACTTATCAATCTTCTTCTTAGGATTACCTTCCTTATCTATATAATCTATATAGGTGAAGGAACCCTTCTGAGACATATATTGCCACATCTCATTGTAGATCAGTTTTGTTATCTCTAAGGCTTTTTATCCTTAGATTCTATACCTTCTTATTCGGTATAGCTCAGCATATCTTTTCACCTTCAACTTAATGGTCAGGTGCTGCGGCCTCTTGGACAGATTATATCTTTTCACTGTCTATGCGTTGCCCCTGATTATACTTAGTATAATCTTCGGTTCTGATTAGGATTCACACCCTCCCAGCTTAATTCCGCAGTAATAATCTTAAAAATTTCTTTTTAAGACGGCATAAAAGTTAATTTATGTTTGTATTTAAAACCTACATTTTCTTTTAACAATTCAACTAAATTAGAATTTACTGGAACTACAATACACTTCTCAATTGTATATTTTTTACATCTAATTGCATTATTAATAACAGATCTATTAGAAATATTTAAAATTTCTACAGCATCTTTTACTAAAATATTAGAATGTATTAAATTACCATTGTAATCATATACATCTATGTAATTTCCAGTTAAACTCCAAGGATTTATTAATCTACCTTCAGAATAAGCTTTTTTAACACCTTCACTAATTCTTTGTTTTACACTTTCTGTAAGTTCATTAGAATGCGGAGTAACCATTTGGTTATAATATGGATTAAGTAAATCCATATACTCTTTTTCTTTAATTAATAAATCTTTTTTAGTTATCTCTTCAAAAACTTCTAAAGCTTCAAAAGAAAATATTTTATTGTATTTATTATAAGCTCTTTGTAAATGTATATTTTCATGAATATTTCTTTTTAACCTACTATTGTGAGTTGCATATCTAGAATATAAATCTACAGAAGAACC